GTGCGATGATGTTGGTCGCAACCTTGGGCCGATTGACTGGGCGCGGGGGTAGTCGGGTTAAGTCGTGGGGGAACCGGCAGTCGACATACGGGCAGGGCGTACCCTGCAACGCGTATCGGCATAGTTTGGCAGTAGGGGCTTTCGGCTGGTTGGGCATGCCGATTGCCTTCGCTGCGTTCTTGGCGGTTCGCTGTGCAGTGCGCGTGTCGTCTGCTCCCAATGGTGGTTCGGCAACCTTCTTCTGGCCGCGGACTTGCACGGTGTGTGCGGTAGGCTCCTTTGGAATAATCAAATCGTGCCCCACTGCAGCTGGTAATTCAGCTTTGATTGGGCGTTCGATGGAAGCGAAGTGGAGCAACTGATCCCACGTCGCAAGCGAATTGAGACGTGTGATCAAGTTGTCAACCTCACTAGGGTCGATTTCAAGAGAGTCCGCCACGACACGCCGAGCTGTGTCGGCATCGATGTCGAAGTCAAATGGGGCTTCGAACCGTGACCAGTAGCTGGTGTCGTTTTGGGAGTAGCGGGAGGCGCGTTCGATCGCTGCGGCGGATGGCTGTGGCACCACACGCATAATTGCGTGTGCCCAATGGCTGACCACAGGTGTTGCGCGGTCAGTAATGAGGTAGGCCTCGGCTTTCTGCCATAGCACAACTTCAGGTGGCACACACGCCGGTTGTACTGTTGTGTGGACCTTCTGTATGTGTCTAACAGGATCGATGATGCTGTGCGATGAGACCGTGATGTTCAGGTATATGCGTCCTAAGAACGGCACGGGGTCGCAAGCGGGTTGCTCCACGGCTTTGATGAGCATGCCAGTTTTGGCAAAGACGGACGTCAACACAGAGCTTGGAACGTCGGCAGTTATACCGTCGTCACCACCATAGATGCCAAGGCGTTCCCACGCTTCCTGGGCCTCATATAGATGCCGCAGGGCGGTGTAGTTGCGGAAAGCGTTGGTTAGACTGTTCCGGATGGAGGTCAGCGATGAGCCGCTCAAGGTGTTGTAGTCGGCGTCGTACGCTAGCCCAGTCTGGGTGATGCCACGGATCTGTTGTTCCTTCCGTAGCATTGTCTGTATTTCAACTTGGTAGTCTGGAGCATAGGCGCGGTTGAACACGGCCGACATCAGAGCGGAATCGATGTACCCTTGCGAGCCGTCGTTCTTGCTAACATCGGTGGGCACGAGATGCGTGGCGTTGGAGAATTTCTCAAACATACGTCGTGCTATTTCTCGTGGGTGGTGTCCAAACGCGTACCAGTGTAGTTCTTTCATCCTCTCGGCCAATGGGTACGCAAATTGGCCCAACCGGAAGTTGTGTGCGTGTGGCAGGGTTGAGATGTTGCGGGGAGCTGTTATTTTCCCGTACACCTCTGCCTTTTGGAACGACTTAACTTTCCAATCGCCATCCTGATAAAGATAACTCCGCACAGCGTTCAGGAACCCACGTTGCGATGGGCGCTTGAATGTTGCAAACTGCTGGTCATAGTCATTAGGCACGAACGTGTGCATGAGGTCAGATGGTATGACGTGTGCAACAAATTCGTGGAAACATTTCCAGTAGAAAGCGGGGTATGCAGTTACCTGGTTGGTGACGGCGTTGAGTCGGCCGGACACGCAGGCTTGGTCATTGTTGTGTGACCGTCCGGGGTGAGCCATGCCCATGACCAACGGGGGGTGCAGAGACCTTACGGTCCCATGCGCGTCCTCGGTGATGATTGGGCCTGGGGCTTGGTACATGGTCGGGTCCGTGACAGTGGGCGTGATCTTATCCTTGATCCTAAACTTGCACACGTCCGTGGTGGTTAAGACAGTGTAAAGGATGGTTGCGGACATGACAGGGTTTGAGACCTGATCACTCCGTAAGATACGCTCGACGTCGCTGATGGCGGGGTTTTTGGAGTGTGCCAGGCGAAGGGCCACTGATGTTAGCGTCCCATCCGACACATCACATGATGAACTGTTGTTGACCAGGCCAAAGGAATGCCACATCTGTGAGGTGGGCTTTGCCTTTTCTACTCTAATTGAGCGCAAGTAACGTTGGTGAGTTACTGGCCCATGTACGAATTGGCGGTACCTCAACCGATCTCCGGGGAGGAGCCAACCAAATGGTCCATAGACAATGCGTATTGGATTGAGCAGAATTAGCCGACGGTCTACGTCGCACGCCTGCTGCTCCACCAAATAGACAACGGAGCCCCACCAATGGTCGATGACGAGATGATCAACGTCATAGTGCCAAAGGCGGTGCTTATAGGTGGCCCCACCGGAAACAGTGAGTTCAACCTGGTTGTCAGAATTGATGGAGTAGCAGCCGTTCGCCGTCGAACCGCCGACCTGGACTGGTACGAAACTGAACAAGATGGCAACCTGTCCTACCAAATAATGGCGCATGTCGACATAATAGTCAACGTCCACCATCTTTACCACTTTGCCACGCGCACTTTCACGCTTAGGCGGAGCGCGCAGATCTTTGGCAAAATAGTAGTCACGCTCCGAGCTGAGTTGGTCTTGCTCGGAAACGGAGGGTTGGTAGGAGTGTAGTTGCAACCCGCACAAAGCAGCAAAATTCTGGATCGCCAGATTCGCCTCGGATCTTATTGAGGCAGCCTCAGGATGTGAGTGGTTACCAGGTTTTGCCACAGTAGTGGCGACGCCGCACACACGGAAGTGCTCCCGATAGTCGGGGAGCACAGGAGAAGAGAAAAGGTTGGTCAACCTAGTGAACAGCCAGGCTCTTTGACGTGCGTCAGTTGTGCTGCAGCTACCACTCAAGATGTCCAAATACGTGCGGCCATGAATTG